TTGTAAATTTCATCATAATTATCTACCAACCTTTCTTTTTTATTCTTTCCAAATAAATAAGACAGACACATTTGTTTGCGTCTGCCTTATTATTCTCTGTATTACTCTGTTTTCTCTTCCTTTGGTGTGATTAAACTCATAAGATTATCTCTAATATAGCCACAGAAAGCATCAATACTTCCATTTCCGATTGTCCAACAACTGTCACAATCATAGTTCCAATGAATAATTACTTCATGCCCTGCTGTGATATTAGGTAAATCAACATCTTCCTTTCTCGCATATGCACTATTTGAAAGAGCTTTAAGATATACATATCTTCTGATATTCTCAATATCTCTTTCTGTTTCTGCATTGAAAATCTCTACCAGATATTCGTCAGATCATTCATCATAAATATCATATTCAGAAGCTCCATTTTTCTTATTATCAAGTCTCTTTAATTCTTTGCTAATTGCAAACAGTGCTGATTCCTCATATTTTTTACACTCTTCTTCACTTCTAAATACAGTTCCATCCTCTGCAATGTATTCTGTTCTTACTAGTTTCTCAATTGTTTCTGTTTTTCTAATTTCATTTACTCTCATAGTTTTATTCTCCTTTTCTCTGTATTACTGTTCGTTATCTTCAAAATCAATATCATCAATCTCAAAATTGTCCGAATATGGAATATATTCTGCATTAGCAGCAACAGGAATTTCATCAATGTGTTCCTGTGCATATTTACAAGCAATTTCCAACTGTTCTTCATCTGTTTTACCTTCTAATAATTCCATAGGAATATCAATTCCTGTGTCTCCTACATACGTGTAAGCCATACCAATGTGCAATCTTTTTGTTTTCTTTGTATCTACCATAAATATTCACCTTTTACCTTTCTAAAATTTCACTGTAAATTACAATTTCCTGCTAATTTTCATACCACTGAAATGCACAATCATACATCATTTTACCTGTTATCTGGTCTTTAAATGTAGGACAATGCCAAGCCATTCTATAATCATGTGCCTTACACCATTCTTCGATAACCTTTGTTGTAAGTGGTGTTACATATACATATAAGTCAGATCCATACGAAGGATGATACATTTCTTCTTTTGGATAACCTGCTTCAATTAACATTTCTTTAAGTGTTTTCTGCATATCAATCGACCTCCTCTTTTCCATCTATATTTCTTATTTTCACTTCAATTTGTTCTTTTAAGCTTTTAATATCATCAGTCGCTTCTTTTACAGTGCGAAATTTATTTTGCGTGACATTTGTTTCAAAATCTTCTATATCCCTCACCATCCATACAAAACGATAATCAAATATGTTCTCAATATTTTTATAATCTTCGCTAGTTTTCGCATCGCTTAACTTAATAAGAAGCTTTTCTTTTAATGTCTGAAACATTTTCTTAATCTCTTTCAGATCTGCTTCGTAACTAATCGAATCAACCTCTCTTTTTCGCTTATCTGCTTTGTATTTATTGAGACGATATTTTAACGCTTGTCTTGTTTCTGTGATATTGCAACCACTTTTATCAAATTCATCTGAGCTGCGATTGCTATAACAATAATAAGAACTAGAAGTTCTTTTTATTTTCCTTTTATATTTTGCATCTTGCTGAATGATAAACACTCCAAGCTCTCCACTTTTTCTGTCTGCTTCAAAATCATATTTTACATAATATTCATCAATTGAATACTTATATTTGTCTCTTGGTACGTCTACTTCGAACTTCCCTGTGTTTAATTCAACACAACGAACCTCCGTTCCTTTACAGACTAATAATATTCCGTTATTACTTCCAGTCACCTTTTTAATACTATTAACTGTAAATTTTCCAAGTAGACCAGTTACCTTGAATGGCTTTTGAAAATCGTAACCATAACAACAAGCGAGGAATTGTAATGCCTTTCTTCTACACTGTAATAACTCTTTCAGAGCATTGTCAAAAACAATATTAAGTTCATCTATATGCTCTTTGTTACCACTATGTAACAAATTCTCTTTCATCGCTCTTGTCAATAAAGTTCCCTTACTAATTTGATTTCTCTCATCAAGAAGCTTAATTACTTTTTTATCATGAAAATCAAGAACACAAAAATTATCACGATCAGTATTTACATAATATCTTCCGTTGTCTGCAAATCTTACTCCGTTTTTACTATCAAGAACAAAGTTGCCAAAATACACATTCTCAACTTCCGTGACATATTTTAGATAAACTCCGTTTATTTTGGCAATGTTTTTATAATAGTTTTTATTCTTATTAAGAGAAGCTATGTTATAATATCCAAGTACCTTTGCCTGTAATCCAGGAACTAACAAATCCAGATTATTATTAAGTGTACTATCGCATTCGCTTACAGTGTGATTATAGCGATTTTTAATAGACATATGGCTTCCGTTTTTTGCTATCTGAATATTAAGAATAGATGTACCATATTCATCTTCCCTTTGTGGTGTTTTACTTCTCTGTATTTTGTCAATATCTTTCTTTATTGCAACCAGCATATGATACTGACTCATACGACCAGAAAGATTATTATAAGTGCAAATTACTTCTCCTGCCGCATAATACTTTTTGCATTCTGCTATTTTCTCTTCATCATCAAAGATTACAGTGTCATATCCAGCCTTCTTAAAATCTTCAATGATTTCTTCCTGCGTAGTTTCCCTTATTGTTCCAAAGGTATCATTAGCACTTATTTCAGCACAGATAGACTTTATCTGGAACTCATCTAATTCAGAAAACACATTCCTTGCATTCTGTGGTGTTACTAATGCTTTGCGAAGTTTCTCTTGATCTACTGCAATGTTTTTAATATAAGAGTACGCATAATCTCCTACGAATTTTTTCAAATTACCCATATATATCAACCTGCCTTTCTAATCAATCCAACTTTTTGTAACTGTGTCATAAGTAGCTCCATTTGCATCCTGATACTTTTTCCGTGATGAATATGTAAACTTAAAACATTTATGTCCATTCACATATATTTCTGCTTTATTTCCATTCTCCACTGCAAACCGTTCTCTATATCCACCATTTTCATATGCCGTTTGCATTTCTATACTTCTAAATTTTTTCATTGTAATCAACCTCGCTTTCTTGTAATAAAATAGGCAGCTAGTAGATTATTCTCCTAACTGCCTTTACTATTGCGTTATTTTGTTTAGTTGCCAAACATCAATATAATTTTCCACCAATATACAGTCCATTCTTTTCTGCTGCATAATTTTTCCATAACTTCTTAAATAATTCAGTAGCCTCATTAAATAGAGCATTTTCAGTTGTTCCGTCATCGTTCTTTGCAAAATCAATAAAATCCCATTCCGTTGCTTCATCTGGCACAACATATATCCATGTCATGTAAGCTCCTTCATCATCAATATCGCAAATCATAATATGCATTGCAATGATTGCATCAAGCCTTTCCATTTCCTTATTAGAAAAGCCTTTTACTATCTCTTTCGCTTCTTCATCCCATTTTTCTAAAATCATAGAAATCAACCTCCTATAAATTTATTGCTTTTCCGTTCTCGTCATATTCAATTGGTGCAATGTGAACTGCATAACCGATTTCTTTTTCTTTGTCGTAAATCTCCATTGTACCACATGCACAAAATTCAAATGAGAATCGCTTGTCATCCGATTCAAGCAATTTAATCAGATGACCCGTGAGTTCATTTAAGTTCCGTGCATCCTCTTTTGACTTTTCAATAGTTGTCATTTTGCTTCACCTGCTTTCTACATTTCATCAATAGCATTGTGCATTCGTTCTTTTGCGTCTGCTAACTGTTTATCTAAATCCTCAAAGCATTTCTGTTTTGCTTCATCAGATAATTCCATATCTTGAATCACCTGTTTATCTCTCTTAATAGAATTTAATTCATCCATTAATCTATCAAAATCATTTGCGTCTCTTTTTGCATCGTGACAATGCATAATTGCTCCTCTATCTGTCATTTTCGCTTCGCTCCTTCCAAAGAAATCTTAGTTTCTTCATACTGTAAAGCTGTACAGATTCTTTTCTTGATTAGCCTTACTTTCCAATATTCCTTTTATTTTCTGCCAGTCCTGTATAACCTCTTCAGCATTACCTATAACAGCATTCTTAAAATATGGAGGTTCATGATTTGGATGGAAAATATAATCATCATATGCCCAACCATGACTTCCCTTTGCAATATATGCAACTCCATCTTTTGTTACACCAAATGCAATTTTGTAATATACTTCGTGTTTCCATTCAAAAAATACACCATTAGTAAATACTCCTGTATAATTTTCTTTTACATATTCTGAAATTTTATTCCACGCTGACAAAATCGCCGTCTCTCTTTTGTTTAATGTATCATTGTTTTCTCGCCAAAATCTCATAATGCTTCCTCCAATCTGCCTTTGAAATGCGAATTTACTTTGCCTCTGTAATTTCTAAAATTTCATAATAATCACTGGTATCTCTTTTAAATAAATTTATTGCCTTACGTTTGCTAGTGGTTTTTATCCAATATAAACCAGTTTTTTCTATATCATGATTTACAAACCTTATATAATACGTTTTCATTTCTCTTACCTCCAATCTAATGAAACACGCATTTACTCTACCCACTTTAATCCAAAAACAGAAACATAATATTCTCTGCAACTCATTATGTCATCTGGATCTTCCATTACAGAAATTTTGCCTTCGCCGTGGGTAGGCTCTTTCCAATAATAAGCAATTGCCTTATCACCACGAAAATCTGTGAGAATATCTCCATTCTGTACTTCTTTTTCTGTGTCTTTATATACTAATTTCATAATCTGTTTCTCCTTTCTAATGAAATATCCATTTATTGCATTTCTACAACTTTATATTCAAATAAATTTCCATGAACATCGCATGATTTCCATGACTCACATTCTTCTTTGTATTTTAATGCATCATTCAATGTAGTAAATGATTCTGATAAGCATGGTTTCCATTGCGGATGTGTTTTACTTCTGTGATACACCCTAAACATATTAGTTTCCATATCTATATTCTTGATGTCATCCAATATTACTGCTTCATCTGGATCAAGATCATTAGACCACTGCAAATCAGCTATACACGCATTCTCTAAATTTTCATGTATATATGCAAGAACTGCATTTTTATCATTTGCTATATCCTTTGGTATGGGTAATTCTGATTCGTATGTAGCAATACATGTTACAGTAAAATGTACTTTTGCCATACTCATTCCTCACTTTCATAACTTTCATATTCGTTTTTATCTTCTTGGCTACAAAATTCAATATCGCCACCTAATCCCTGTAACAATGTTCTTTCTGCCTTTTTCATAGCCTCCTGTGCATTATGTGCTAATACTTCAATTCCAATATTATTGCCTGTCATATAATATGTTTTCATTTTATTTACACCTCCATTAGATATCTAGTTCATCTTCATTACAAACAGATCCGCACTGTCCATCTGATGTAAGAATTAAGGCTCTATAATCATTTCCTCTAAATGATGCTATGCCTTTGCCTTCTTCAATATATCCAATGCGTTCTCCATACATATCACCCGATGGTTGAAAGACAATTTTCATATCTTCATCATAGTCATCCAACATTCTTTTTAATTCACCAACTGTCATATTACTTGTCCTCGCTTCCTATTCCAAAAAATTCTTTTTCACAATCATCCATTTCATCCAATACATTTTCAAAATCCTCATCTCCGTTTATGCAATCTTTAAATCGTGTTGCCAATTCTTCAAGTCTATTGCGTCCCATATAATTACTCTCTGTTCGCAATCTAAAATAATCAACTGCCATCGCCAACGCTTCGGCTTGTGATAATGAAGAAAATTCACCAAAGTTGTAATAAGTACACGTCCATGCCCAACTTCCTTTTGACTTATTAAGTCCATTAACAACTGCATATTCTTTCATCCGTGAGCCACGAAGAATCAATGCGTATTCTCCACTTTCCATTATTAAATCATATACCATTTTAATTCCTCCTATTTTCTAAACCGTTCCATATTTAATCCAAGTTCCTTATTCAATCTCTGTGCTAATGCTCCATTGATTTCTTTTCCGTGATTAGGGAATGAGCAATGAATTGTGATTGTCTTATCCCAAATCTCATGCCCTCCGTTGCTCCGTTGAAGCCGGAAATTATTTGCCTTTAATGCAGCTCTAAATTCTCTTGTTGGTACTCCTGGTACTTTTGCCATGTGTATCACTTCCTTCCTATTTATATATACCGTGTGTTTTAATAGACCGTATAGCCGTTATCACAGCTTATGTATGTATATTCGCTTTTAGATTGCTTTTACCTTTGTGTTTCGCTTTACTGTCTTGCGTTTCTTTTCTGTGAATGGAGATTCCATTTCATAACGAACAATTTCAGATAGATAATCAAAAATCTGTGCCTGTGTTTTATCCATGATATTATTGACGAAAAATTCCGTTCCATTACAATGTTCAATCAATGCCTGTTCCATCTCATCTACTCTGCCTTCACAGTATGCATACAATCTTCTTAATGCACGGATGATTTTTGCAGTATATGCTTTTCCATTGTATGAATCTGCATAACCATTCCAACCAAGTTTTCCAAGCAGAGCAAGCATTGAATCGAGAAGTTCTGGCTTTGTCTTTGTGAATCCAATTCCATCGGAAATTGATGTTAATGTGCCAACTGTATTTGCTGTTTCATCATCTCCCTTGACCGCCACATTATGTTTGTGACAAATATCACGTAAGGCAATATATTCTGGTTTCCCTGCTGCAAGTGCGGCATGGTAAATATCCATCGGTTGCATTTTTGCTCTGTCTGTTGACTGACTCAAGAACAATTCAATTGCCTCTTCAAGACTACATTCCATTACTTCTACAACCACATCTTCTTTTCCTGCTTTGAATGCACCATAAATTCTGTGCTGTCCATCAATGCAAAGAAGTAATCCGTTACAAAGTAATACCTTCGGTTCATCCCACTTGTATGAATTGTAATTGTTACCGATTTCATAAGCTCTTGATAACTTGATCCGTCTCTGCCAATCTGGAATGTGAATGTATTTAGGATCGACAACCATAAGAAGTTTGTCACCAACCCTTGAATTATTCCGTGCTGCCTTTACCATATTTGCAATAAGCATCTTTTCTGTTTTGCCTATAAATCCATCTGCCTTCCGTGCTTCCTGCATTTCCTTTTCTGCATCCTTTGCCTTCAAATAAACTCTTTTACACATAATATTTACCTCATTCTTTCTAAAATTTTGCATAAAAAAAGCGACTACTTGTTTGCAGTCGCTTTTGCCTTCTTTTGTTCTGTTTTTGTTTGTCTGCCTTTACACTGTTCTGTCCGTGTATTTTCTCCGCATTCTTTGAAATAGATACAAGAAATACATGGATGTTTTACGTTCGCATTTCGCTTTGTCATGGCATCATCTCCATCATAAAATCATTTAATATCTCTTGCATCTGTTTAACTGTAAGCGCATTGTCTTCTTGAATCTGCGGATAGTTGCGATCCATATCTTCACAACACAATTTGCACAGTTCAAGCATTGTCCGTGTTGGGTTGCTTTTACGCATTGAATAATCGTATTCTGATTTATATTCGTATGCGTTTGTCGCAATTTCTTTTTCTGTATATACTTGACAATTCAGATTGTTAAAATAATCAGCAATATCATAAAAATCTTGGTATTCCATTTGCATTTCTCCCTAGTTCCATTCCTGTGTTGCCTGTTTATCTTTGTATGCATCTTCAATGTCTCTGATTGTGATGATTGGCATAGTAACACCCCCCTTTTCCTACAGTAATGATGGTGCAAGCATAATTGTTATAATTATTGCTGCACATACTAATGCTTCGCCTAATTTCCGTAAGTCTACGACTAATACAGGCGTTCCGTTTTTGAGTTTCCGTGTACATACCATGTGTTTCATATATTAAGATACCTTCTTCCATCCTAAAAATTTTGTTTTCACTTTTCCGTGAACTTCTCTTGCAAACTCTTCTGCACCGATTCTATCTTCGTAAAATCGCTTCATAGCATCGACGCTATTAATCGCATAATGTACAGAATAGTATGTTACTGCTCTTTCTATATTCCTTAACATTTGGGCATTCCTCCTTTATTTTGCCTTCTCAAAGTTGACAGACCGCATCCGTAGTTGTGCCTATTGTCGCCGAATAAGCTATCCAGATACAGTCTGTATAGTTACGTTTGCCTTTACTTGTTGGCTTCGATTACTGTAAAGCCTGCGGATTCTGTTTTACGTACTTCCTCCTTAGACATTACCTGTGATCCGATGTAGTTTCCGTTTAATGTAATGATATATGACATATTCAACAACTTCCTTTCTTTATTCTCCTATTTGGATTATTTTGATTTCAAAAAAATAAGAGCAGACATTTTTCTATTCTTCATTTGCGTTTTCGCTTATGTATTCCCACGCTTCGGATTCTGTGGGAAATCTAATGTGACATTCTGGAATATACCAGTCTCCATATTTTTGATATGGCATAATGTGCCTCCTTCCTATAAATCACGCAGATAGTTATTGTGTCTCCGTTCTGCATCGTACAAATTTGTATCAAATGCTGTGCGGATTGTTTCACCATTTCGGTTGACTGTTTCCGTTACATATCCGTTATTGCATGGATAAGTTGATACAAGATGATTGTGTTTTACTGTACGTTTTGGCATTGTGTTTACCTCCTTTTTTTGAATTTTGGGTATAAAAATAGCACCCTATCTGGATGATGGGTGCTTATTTTAAATGTGCTTGTGGGAATCGAACCCACTGATA